GAGCGGACTCACCGCCTAGCCTGAGTGAGCTAGGACGCATCCTTCTCGGTCTCGCGGCCAGTGGGCGAAAGTGGCTGTTCCATAACGCGTCATTACGCGAATCGCGCCGGTTGGAATTCAATCCAGGTCGACCACATATAAGTAACGCGTTTTGAGGTGTTATCCTATGGGACAAGACGGAGCGTTGGAGGGGTCCCAGACGTCACAAGACTATCTGGCAAACCACGAGATCACGAAGGAGCTTAGGAGGCGGGGCGTGACCGAGGACCAGCTCGCAGCAATGCGTTTCAGAACAAGTAGCCGTCGGGAAAGGCCCTTTGCCGACTGGTCATTTACTTGGGCGGACGGAACGCCGCTCGAAGTGCTACCGTACGTAAAACCATACTGCGCCCTCAAGTGGCTCACCCTTGACGATCCGCCTGCTGCCAGGGACAAAGACGACGCTTGGGAGTATGTAAACAACGCTACTATTGCTCCCGTTGTTGCGATTGGACTCAAACATCAGGAAGAACAAAGAGGACGCGCTCGTCGCTCCCGGGTCAAAATTACCGAGGAGGGCGAAACAATTGGACAGCTCGTGGAGCGGCTCGCCAATAGTCCGGAGCATAGGGAAGAAAGTGCACGCGGATTATGGTTTCACTTTTTTGCTCTGCTAGACCAGATTGGAGCCGATCCCGAAGAACTGGCGAGTTCCGATCCTAGAAAGCAGGCCTACAAGTACGCGTTTCGCGAAAAGCGGCGAAAAATATCTTATGGCCAGTTTGCTAATCTCGTCTCCGTGGCTCGATCGAAAAAATCAGGTTAGCCGGGCTGAGCGGATTCTAACCGTTAAGGACCGCCTCTGAAGGTACCCATCCCGGGTGCTGCAAAGGAGGCGACGCACACACTCCAAAATATCGGCCGGGCCTGTTTTCCGGCGGGATAATACCCGCCGGCGGATTTGCATGCGTCGGGACAATTGTTGGAGCGCGCATATCGCCGAATGTACGGAGAGGAAACAGTGGAAAGCTGGAAACGGGGCCATCCCCAGATCGAAATGCTGCCGCCGAATTCCCTACAGCCAAATCCCCGCAATGCGAGAGTTCATTCGAAGCGGCAGATCCGGCAACTCGCCAAGAACATGGACGCCATCGGGTTCGTCGGCGTCATAATCATCGATGAGAATAACGTAATTCAGGCTGGCCACGCCCGCTACGAGGCTGGCAAGCTTAGGGGAATGAGGCTTCTTCCCACACTCCGCGTGGTCGGATTAAGCGAGACCCAAAAGCGGGCATTCGCCCTGGCCGATAACAAGCTCAACGAATGGGGTGGATGGGATCGTGACATCCTGGCGGCTGAGCTTGGAGATCTCACGAAGTCACTTCCCGAGCTGAATTGGGATTTGAGCATCACCGGGTTTGAGCCCGCCGAGATCGATGCCCTATTCGCAGATCAAGACTCGAAGCCTAACCCCGAGGACGACGTACCCTCCTACGACCAGGAGGAAGTTACGCGGCGGGGGGATTTGTGGAACCTGCGGGGTCATCGCCTCCTGTGCGGTGATGCCAGGATCGGCTGCGATCTTGATCGCCTTATGCAGGGTGCGCGAGCGCGGATGGTGTTCGCGGATCCTCCCTACAACGTCCGAGTTGCGGATGTGCAGGGTCGCGGACGTATCAAACATCCGGAATTTCACTGCGCTAGCGGAGAAATGAGCGAATCCGAGTACGTCGCTTTCCTGGCGAAGACGCTCGGTAATGCTGCGCGCGTTTCTGCCGAAGGCGCACTTCATTACGTCTGCCACGATTGGCGGCACGTTGGCGAGGTAAGGGAAGCCGGGCGCAAGGTCTACGGCGCAATGCTCAACCTGTGTGTCTGGGCCAAAACTAACGCCGGCCAGGGCTCTTTCTATCGGTCACAACATGAATTGATCGGCGTGTTCCGGGTCGGCGAGCGTGAACATCAGAATAATGTTGCTCTCGGGCGACATGGCCGCAGCCGCAGCAATCTTTGGACCTATCCCGGCGTTAACAGCTTCGGTGCCGGAAGCGCTCGCATGGCATCCCACGGTCAAGCCGACTGCGTTGATCGCAGATGCAATGCGCGACTGCACAACAAAAGGCGACGCCGTGCTCGATCCCTTTTTGGGCTCGGGCAGTACGGTGCTCGCAGCCGAGAAAATCGGCAGAAAGGCTTACGGGCTAGAAATCGCGCCCAAATATGTAGACGTCGCTATCCGCCGATGGGAATCTTACACTAAATCCGAAGCCATCCTCGAAGGCGATGGCCGTACCTTCGCCGAAGTCGGCGCTGAGCGCCTGCAAGATCGGCACGTCGTCCGTAGCCGTCCATCCACGCCCGCCAAAGCGGTTGCAGGTGCCAGCGGCACCCCCAGTGGGGTTGAAGCCATAGACGGAGGCGACTGGGTCGCCCTGTGCGAAGGGACAGATTTCACCTCAGGCGGCGTGTCGTGAGACAGGCCAGAAAATCCCGCCGCGCGGATAACGGGCCGAAGCGCGACTACCCTGTCGGCTACGGCCAAGCGCCCATCAGCGGACGGTGGAAGCCGGGCCAAAGTGGCAATCCCAAGGGCCGAAAAAAGGGCGCGAAAAGTGTGAGCAAGATCATCGAAGAGGCTTTGATGCGGAAGGTAAGCATCGTGGAAGACGGGCGACGTGTGCGCCTGACCGTTCAAGAGGTGATCATTCGCAATTTGGCCAACGCAGCTGCCCGCGGCGATATGAAAGCAGTTGTTACTCTTTTCAGGCTCAGAGACCACTACCACGATTCTACCGAGATAGTTCTCAACCCCGATGAGCTTGATCTAAATGATCAAGCCATCATCGAGGAATATTTGCAAACAATTCAGGCCGCATCCGCCGTTTCTTTGGCGTCCGCATACTCCAAATCCGACGCTGAACAAATGAATGACAAAGGTAATTGCACGCTCCATGCGAATAAAATGGATGGAGAGTCCTAATGAACAGCCCAGCCAATCAAGCAGTGCTTTTACGCCCAATCTTGCGCGAGTACCTTCCGGCCTTTGTTCGGAAGGTTTTTTATACCCTCTGCCCCGGTCAGACATTCGTCCCGGCCTGGTACATTAGCGCGATCGCATATCAACTTGAACGAGTCCGCCGCGGCCAGATAACCCGTCTCATCATCAACCTGCCTCCACGATCCTTAAAATCGATTATGGCCTCGGTGGCATTCCCAGCTTTTGTGCTCGGCCATGATCCGACGCGACGGATTATCAATGCGAGCTACTCCGGCGAGCTAGCATTCAAGCAGTCGAATGATTTCCGTGCCGTACTCGCCAGCTCCTGGTATCACGACCTCTTTCCGGGCACTCGGATTGGCCGTTACAAGGATAGCGAGACCGAGATTGAGTTGACCCGCCGCGGGTTTCGGCTTGCGACCTCGACCGGCGGCACGCTCACGGGGCGTGGGGGCGACATCATCATTATTGACGATCCGCTCAAGCCTATTGACGCTTTGTCAGAGACGAAACGGAACAGTGCAAACACATGGTTTCTTAATACTGTCCTGTCCCGCCTGGACGACAAACGAACTGGCGCCATAGTCATCGTGATGCAGCGTGTGCACATGGACGACTTGACCGGATTTGTCCTGCGTCAATCGAACGATTGGGAACTTTTGAGCTTACCCGCAATCGCCGAAGACATTGAGACCATTCCCATGGGTATGGGACTCGTTCATGAGCGGCTTCCCGGTGATGTTCTCTCGCCGGAGCGCGAGCCGAAAGAGATCCTCGAGCGGATGTGTCTTGAGATCGGCTCAGAGCTTTTCTCCGCACAATACCAACAGGCTCCGGTCCCGCCGGGTGGAGCGATGATTAAGCGGCGATGGGTTAGCTACTACAGAGACCCCCCGCCCGCATCGGCAGGAAACTTTGTGGTGCAATCTTGGGACACCGCATCTAAAGGTGGCCCAGACAACGATTGGTCTGTGTGCACCACCTGGTTGGTCACCAACGACTGCCACTTCTATCTGCTCGACATCTGGCGCGACCGGGTCGACTACCCCACGCTCAAATCGAAAGTCCCGGAATTAGCCACACAATGGGGCGCACATCAGGTTCTGATCGAGGAAGCCGGCACCGCCATCGGACTGCTTGCCGAACTGCGGGTCAAAGGGTTGACTGGAATCAAACCAGATCGGGACAAAGTCACCCGCCTCTCCATTGCCTCCGCCCTATTCGAGGCTGGACAAGTGCATTTCCCTGAGCGCGCCCGCTGGCTTCCCAAACTTGAGGTTGAGCTTTTCTCGTTTCCCGGCAGTCGGTACAACGACCAGGTCGACTCGATTAGCATGGCTCTCAATCACGTGAAGTCATCCCCGGTGTGGATCTGGAAGAGGCTTGAGCAAGCTCTCGCAGCACCGTCGTTTGTGTCACGGCCAAGCCTCTCAAGTTTCAGCTCGCCGTTTGGTGGCATTTATCCCTGGCGTTAATGATGCTAGGATTATAAGCCAATATTGGAAGATCGCGGTGTGTCGCGAACAATTCCGAGCAGGATGTACGACCAGTTTGCCTCTCATAAGCCGCGGTTTACTGATTCTGAGTGAACTGCGAAAGTTCAGATATTAAAAGATGGCTGATAAACGACTTACTCGCCCGGCTATCCGATACATCGCGGAAGAACGGCAACGGGAACGTGCGGCGATCAGAGCGTTTTGTGATGCGGCACACAGAGGCGATGCGAAAGCATTCATTGTAGCCATGACAAGTATTGACGAAGACATGCCTCACAAGTGGTGCGCAAGTATGAAGGCTGTATCTCGGACACCCTGTCCCAGAAAATTCCGCCGTTTCTTTCTGCGCCTTTATTTGCGAGGTGGCGATCACATTCGTCAAGAGGTTGGAAACGATATAATTTTTATCGACGCGCTCAAGTGCTTACTCCCTCCCTACAGAGGGCTACCGAAATTACTGTATCGTGGCGAGGGGGCGCTAAACCGTCGCAACAGAGCGTATGGACTGGCTTGGACGACGTCGTGCGAAATTGCGCGGGCCCATGCGTGCGGGCTTTGGCAGAGAAGCAGGGGTGGAAGCGTTTTACTTCAAGCATACGCGCCAGCCGCGGCAATCATTTGCGCGCCAAGCCTACTCGACGATCGCTATGCCGAACAGGAATATGTAATTGATAGGCGTCGGCTCGCTAAGATTCGCGTGTTAGAAAGGTTTCCTCAGGTGGCTCCTTTTAGTTCATCAGCTACCAGGCGCGGAGTATAGTTTGCTACGCATGAGCCCGGCACACCGGAACATTCACCAGATGGGAGACTTGAACTACGACCGCTCGCCGAATACGCGCCGCCGGCCACCGGACTTTGGAGGAAGGCACCGGCGCGCAACGCGGGTTTGCTCGAGCTGGTTTACAATTTTTGCGATTTGAGGAGCAAAAAAGACTGGCTTTTTGGTCGAAACAGAGCGTCACTGTTGCGGCACGTTGAAGGGCCTTTAAGGCCCTTCCGGGATCCTGCCCCGCCGGCTGTGTGGCCACTGCGGGGCTTCGGTGGTGACGGCGCGATGCCGTCGCCAACCGAGCGGAGATCCCAAAATGTCATCGAGCAAACTTACTGATGCACAGCTTGTGCTATTGTCCTCGGCTGCACAGCACCCGGAGGGTGCGCTAGAAGTTGAAGTCGAAGGTGCTGCCGCCAAAAAGGTGGTGGGTAAGCTCTTGCGGAAAGGGCTGATTGAAGAGGTGCCTTCCCGCGGCACGCTGCCGGTATGGCGCTGTGACGATAACCTGGGTTCGCTCGCGCTGCGCGTCACGAACTGCGGCCTTGCCGCCATTGGCGTTGAGGCGAGCGTCTCTACGCCGATGCCCAAAGGCGTACCAGAGTCCCGGAACGGGAGCGATCAGGCAGCCAAGGCGCCTCGCCGGGTCCAACCTGCCCGCCGCACGAAGGCCAAAGACGAGAAGCTTCAGGGCTCGTCAAAGCTTAGCTCGCGGGTTTCGAAGCAGGACCGTGTGATCGAGATGCTGCAACGTCCCCAGGGCACAACCATCGCGGCCATCATGAAGGCGACGGGGTGGCAGAAGCATTCGGTCCGGGGCTTCTTTGCGGGTGTGGTGCGCAAGAAGCTCGGACTAAAGCTCGTATCCGAGAAGTTCGGCAGCGAGCGCGTCTACCGCATCGTGTCGAAAATCACGTCGCGCAAGGTCAAGTCGCGCAAGGCTGCATGAGAAGGGGGCGAGTTGCCGAGCGTCCGGTCGAGGTCGATCGGATCGCTCGGCCACGCGTTAAGCACCGCATTGCCTTTGCCTTCGCTCGGAAGATCACCAATGCCCCAACGCTCAAATGTCGATGAAGGGATCGACCAGCTGGAACGACTTTCACGGGCCGAACTGCGTACACTGTGGGCGCAGGAGTTCGCCGAGAGGCCGCCTGCATCACTGGGGCGCGACATTCTTGCACTCGCCATTGCATACGCGCGACAGGAACGGCGCTATGGCGCGCTCGCAAAGCCGATCGCCAGAGAATTGGATCGGCTGCTAGCACGCGTGCTACGTGACGGGGGCACGCCCCAACCTGTTACGATGCCGCTGCCCCGGGCCGGCACCATCCTGGTACGGGAATGGCGCGGCGTGACCCACCACGTTACGGTCATGAAAGACGGCTTTCTGTGGAATGGCATCGTCCACCAGAGCCTGTCGGCGATAGCGCGCGCGATTACCGGCACGAAGTGGAATGGACCCCGCTTTTTCGGCATGCGCGTTGTGAAGGTGGCTTCGGAGACCGGCTATGGCAACCAGTGAACGAAAATTGCTCCGCTGCGCGGTTTACACGAGGAAGTCGTCCGAACACGGCCTGGAGCAGGACTTTAACTCCCTAGATGCTCAACGCGAAGCCGCCGAGGCATATATCAAGAGCCAGGCTCACGAGGGCTGGAGACTAGTCAAGGTCCACTATGATGACGGTGGTCTCTCAGGCGGCACGTTAGAGCGCCCCGCGCTCCAATCACTTCTGGACGACATTCGTGCGCGCAAAATCGATGTGGTCGTTGTCTACAAGGTCGATCGCCTGACCCGCTCGCTTGCCGATTTCGCTAAGTTGGTCGAATTATTCGAGGCGCACAGCGTTTCGTTCGTGGCCGTAACCCAGCAGTTCAACACGACGACCTCAATGGGGCGCCTGACCCTCAATGTGCTGCTCTCGTTCGCCCAGTTCGAGCGGGAACTGGCGAGCGAACGCATCCGAGATAAATTTGCGGCCTCGCGGCGCAAGGGTATGTGGATGGGGGGCACCGTCCCCCTCGGCTATGACGTCAAAAACCGGAAACTGGTCGTCAATGCCGAAGAGGCTGAACGCGTCCGCCTGATTTTCCGGCGATACCTCGCTCTGGGATGTGTCTCCACGCTGCAAGAGGATCTCGAACAGCGCGGGGTCCGGAGCAAGCAGCGTATTCTCACCTCCGGTCAGGTGCTGGGCGGTGGCGACTTCGGTCGCGGGGCACTCTATCATCTCCTTCAGAATCGCATTTATCGGGGTGAGGTCGTCCATGATGGCGTTACATATCCGGGCGAACAGGAGTCGATAATCGACGAGAAGCTTTGGGCTGCGGTGCAGACCAAGCTCGAAGAGAACCGTGGCACTCGGCGCAGGTCGCGCGTCGAGACCGGGGCACTTCTCGGTGGGTTGATTTTTGATGACCGCGACAACCTCATGACGCCGACCTATTCGAATCGCCGGGGTAATCGTTATCGGTACTACGTCAGCCGCTCCCTAATGTGTGGACGAAAAGGCAACACCGGTTCACAAGGCCGCGTCGGTGCTGATGACGTCGAGCGACTGATTGTCCAAACGTTGGCTAGGCAGTTGTCGCGCCCTAAGCTGCTGAGTGAGGTGTCCTCAGGGACTTGGAGCGTTGAAACTCGAACGCTTGTGCGCGAAACGCTCGAGCGGGTCATTCTCGGCAACAACAAGGTTCAAATAATCCAGAAGAAGCCTGCGGCGTCAAGCGAGTCAGGAGAGGACGAGGCACCGCCGAAGATCTTCACCGTCCCACTACGCGGCCCAAGGGCTCGTGCGCACAAGGAGATCATTATTCCTGGCGGACGTGACCGCGCGCCGCGACATGTGAACCATGCACTCGTTCTTGCAATCGCCAGGGCCAAAACGTGGATGCATGATCTCCGCGCTGGCAATTATGCCGACACGATGGAAATCGCACGATGTTTCAAACTCAACGATGCCCATGTCCGGCGCCTGTTACGTTTCGGCTATCTTGCCCCTGACATCTTAGAGGCCATCGTGGAGGGGCGACAGCCGCGCTCCTTGACGGTCAAGCGATTGCTGCAAGGGATTCCCTGCGTGTGGTCCGACCAGCGGGTGGCATTCGGATTCGCATCCTGAGCTTCCATTACGCAGTTTTGGCCACGCACCTCTATCGCACTTAAGACTTTCGCTCACGGGCGGCCCTTTTTGCCTGCTGATTTGCCGGCTGCTGACGCGATTACGCGATGTAGAGTCTCTCGAAAACGAGATACCAAAAATGGCGGATAGAGACGGACGCCGAAATCTGCGTCTGCATGCTCGAATTTGAGACGCGGAGACAACGCAACGCGTCGCAAATCCCGCGTATTGGCGCACATTTTGAGTTCTGGACAAAACATGTGCGAAAACAACCACGTAGCTGGCTGGGGCGGGAGGACTCGAACCTCCGAATGGCGGAATCAAAATCCGCTGCCTTACCACTTGGCTACGCCCCAGTGCGCATCGCGATCGCGCTCGT